CAATCAGTTTTTGATCAAATAATTCCTATACCGTTTGGTGATGCTGCTGCCTCTAGTGAATGGAAAATTGAAAATCGTTGGAAGTTATATTATGCAAGTCCATATGATGAAACTATAGTATTTGATGCTGACATGTTAGTATTGGATAACATTGAACATGCATGGAAATTTGTTAATGATCGTGATTTATTTTTTACATCTCGTGTAGCAGATTATAAAGATCGCACTATTGTTGATACTGTATATAGAAAAACATTTGTAGAAAATGACTTGCCTAATCTATATTGTGGAATGTTCTATTTTAGAAAATCTGAAACTGCCCTAACATTTTTTAAACTAGTTGAATTCATTACAAATAACTGGCAACGAATTTATTACGATAATGCTCCTAAACAACAGCAGAAATTTTTTAGCATGGATGTTACTGTAGCTATTGCTGCAAAAATATTAGGAATTGAAGATACAATAGTTCACACTAATTCTCCTTTTACTTTTGTACACATGAAACCTGCATTACAAGGATGGGATCCTATTCCAGTATCGTGGTTAACTCAAATGATGATTAATTTTAACAATCGTAGAGAATTATATTTTAATAATTTTAAACAATCAGGCGTAGTACATTATGTTGAAGATCAATTTCTTACTGATCAAATTATTGAGAAATTAAATGTATAATCCTGAAGAAGATATTATTCCTCTAGAACTGTTGGCACAAGCACTAGCATTGAGCAACACATCTTTAGTATATAGAGTGTACTTTGATAAAGATAACGGAAATTTGTTGTCTATTACTAACGAAGAAAATTTATCCTTTTCAAATTTTGTTGAATTTGAATATGATACAATTAGAGAATTTTTAGTTGAAAAAAAACAATTAGCAAAATATAAAATTATTTTTATAGATCAAAACACACCTAAGATTGTATCTATATATGAAGATTCAAGCACAGGAATATTTTTAACTGAAGTTCCAGTAGTTGATAATTGGGACAACATGTTTACTATTGAAAATTACCCATTACTAAAAAAATGGGGGTTTCAAATTAGGCCAGATCAAAAACAGTCTTTATTAAAATATAATCTTAACACTAGTCTTGAGATTTATGTAGTAGACAATAGTAGCATGAATTTTATCTATAGAACTATTAAACTTTCTGTAAATGATTTAATTAACAAAGATAGAGAGCTTGTAGATTATCAGTTAGATAAAGAAGGTGATATTATTAACATATCGGTATATGTTAAACAATTTTTTTCCACAGTTGGATATCAAATATTATATGACACAAACAGTTAAAATTTTAGATTACGATATAATTTACCTTAGTTACGACGAACCAAATGCAGAAAAAAATTATGCAGATTTACTAAAGAAAGTGCCGTGGGCAAAACGTGTTCATGGCGTTAAAGGTAGCGATGAAGCACACAAGGCCTGCGCTAGATTAAGTGACACAGACAGATTTGTCACAGTGGACGGTGATAACATTGTACGTGAAGACTTTCTTAATCAAGAAGTCAACTTTGAAGAACATAAAGACTTATCAAAGTGTGTTATTAGTTGGGCAGGATACAACGTAGTCAACGGACTTATGTACGGCAATGGCGGATTAAAGTTGTGGCCTAAACAGTATGTGCTAGACATGAAAACACATGAAAACGCACCCGCTGACGATCCTAATGCACAGGTAGATTTTTGTTGGGATGCAGAATACATACAGATGAATAGTTGTTACAGTGATGTCTATAATAATGCTAGCCCATTCCAAGCATGGCGAGCTGGATTCCGTGAAGGCGTAAAGATGTCACTTGATCGCGGAGTTAAGACTGCTAACAAAGAATTTAAGAAAGAAATACATTGGAAAAATCTACAACGATTACTAGTATGGCTTAATATAGGACAAGACACTATTAATGGTAACTGGGCTATATTAGGAGCAAGACACGGTTGTTATATGACTAATTGTACAGATTGGGATTACGTGCAAGTTAGAGACTTTGAGTATCTTACCAACATGTGGAAAACAGAAATAGAAAGTATAACTGATTTAGATACTAAAATTTCTTACTATGGAAATGAGTTAAAAAACGCACTTGATCTTGAAATTGCTAACTTAGATGCAGATGCTAGTAAATTTTTTAAAGCAGTACACCTACAGCAATACAGAAATGGTGTTGGATTTTTGGATAAAGAATAATGTACGATCTAGTATTTTATAATTCTAAACCGTTATCAGTTGAACGCGGCAAATTACTAACAGAAAAATTTCCATTTGCTAAATTTATAGAATTTGATATTACGCTAACTAATACAGCTGAACTAGCTAAGAAAAATGTTTTTACTAACTTCTTTTGGTTCATTGATTCTAGTTATGAATTTTTAGATGACATGTTAGTATTTGAACCTAAAAAATGGGATAGTGAATACATCCATGTTTTTAAACTCTATCAACAATATACCGAAAAATGTCAATGCTATCTTATTGCAAAAAATAGGCAAATAGATACTACGCAAGAGTTTTTCACTAGTGTAAAATATAATAATCAATATACGTTGCAAGATATAACATACGACATATTTTTTCTATCTTACAATGAGCCCAATAGTTGGGCAAACTGGCAAATACTAAGTAAGAGATTCCCTCAGGCAAAACGTGTATACGGAGAAGCCAATATCTATCTCAGTCACAAGGCCTGTGCTGAACAATCTACAACAGATTATTTTTGGGTAGTTGACGCTGATAATGAAGTACTAGATTCATTTAACTTTGATTATTTTGTAGAAGATTATAACTTTGATCTAGTACATATTTGGCATAGTCGTAATGAAATAAATGATCTAGAGTACGGCAATGGTGCTATTAAGCTATTGCCTAAAATGTTGTTTGGTGGAACAGAAGGTGGAGTTGACATTACTACTAGTCTTAGTAATAAACTTAAAATTATTCCTACAGTAGCAAGCGTTAATAGATTTGCATCTAGTCCGTGGAATGCATGGCGTAGCGGATTTAGAGAAGCTGCAAAGTTAGCCAGCAGTACGATTGCACGAACAAATCAAGATGAGACTGCTGAACGATTACAAGCATGGACCACTAAAGGATTAGATAGACGGTTTGGAGAATATGTAATACCGGGTGCAATGTTAGGTATGCAGTATGGAATTGAGAATAAAAATAACCAGGACGCATTAATTAAAATTAATGACTGGTCCTGGTTGTACGAACAATTTAAACTTAATGTTAAGTTGCCAATGCGCCCTGAGTAACTAGATCAGTAGCCATTGGAAAGATAGCAGCAATTGCACTAGCACATGCAACGGCTACTTCTTGATGCTCTTTCTGTGTACCATTTGCACTACGTAGTTCAATAAAATGTATCCAGCTACGTAGAGTACCGTTCATATATAAACGACTTTCAATAAGACCTTCTGGTAGTACTGCTCGAGCCTGCTCTTTTGCTATGCCATTTTTAATAGCCCATTCGTACTCTCTTTTTGCGGCATAGATAACTCTTTGTTGGGCACGAAACCATTCGTTTTGTAAATCTGTATCATCTACTTGAACACTGTTCTGGCGATTCTTTGGATCTTGTAGTCTTGCTTCTCTAGTGACAAAGTTAAGATCTTTAGTAGGGTCCGCATATCGTTGGCTAAATTCTTGAAAACTAAAACTCCTATGTCTAAGAATTTGTCTAGCAATATCTCTAGTGGTAGTAATTTCAATACAGGCTGAAACCATTTCAAGTGGCGACCAGTGTTGATGTTTGACTAGATACTTAATTAGTTTCTCACTAGTTTCTGTATTAAGTTGATTGCTAGGATTGCTAACACGGGCGCAGTACGCAATAAGTTCTTGCGCATCGTCAACTCCTAAATTAGCAAATTCTTCTGTTGGTTGTGAATATGATAAAAGTTTAACGTTCATTTTAATTTTCGTTTTCTTAAAAAAAGATTAGTATGTTTAATCATGTCTTTTTTAACTCTTTCTGTATCTAGTTTAAAATCAACATTTTCAATTTCGCTTTCATAAGATGCTAGCATTTCTTTAAGATTCTGTTCAAAAGCATCCCAGTCGTCTTTTGCCTGTTTTGAACTTATTTTAATTTCCCAAACTTTTTTATTTTTAAATGTAACCGTGACTGAGTCTAAGTATACTAGGGGAACTACGTTTAACGTAATTTCCCCAAATACTTCAGGCCAATGTTCAACAACATCTTTAGGAAATATCTTTCCTTTATTCACGCTTTAACAGTAGCTTTTTTCTTTGTTGGCGCAAGTGCTTCAGCTTGTCTGCGTAATTCGGCCGCTTCTTTGCTTAGTCTATCAGCATCACTGCGATATTTTTTAGCAAGTGCGTCATCGGTTAACGGCTCGATGGATTCGTTAACCGACATGCTAGTAGTGCGTCCGTAATCTTCCTGATCCATTAATGGATCAGTGTTGCCAGTTTTAGGACTAATATCAGCTACTCTTGCCATTTCTTGAATTTCAACATTCTGATTTGCATTAGGCTTAATAGCAAGATCCTGTACGCTAACACCTGCTTGTTGTGCAATAATTTGATTTAATTCTGACAACATAATAGTTGTCTGCATATTAGGAACCATCTCAATAGCGTCAGTCGGAAACTTAGCCATTAGTCCTTTTACATGCAAGCTAGGTAACATTGTGCTACCGTCTGAAAATACAGCACGAGCTAATACTTCACTAAATTCATTTGCAGATTGNGCNGCATTAGACTCGACCAGACTTACTAGTTGATCATGATAGCTTGAGTCAAGACTTTCTGTTTGAACAACAAGACAACTAAATGCATCGCCTGGCAATGTTCTAAACACTACCATACATCTACGACCAGTTGTTTTAATTCTTCCTACGTGTTTTAAGGATTGCATATCAAGCTCCTTGCTTTGATGTTTTTGCTACTGAATCTAAAAATGCAGACAGTTTATTGTATGTTTGCCCAACGGCTACCATTTCGTTAGGCTTAAAAGCACCGCGTGAACTAGCAATGTCAATAATAGTTTTCATAGCACTAAGATCGCTAATGGTTAAATCATTTGATTCTTGTTGTGGCGCAGTTTCTGCCGGTTGTTGTATATTGGTTTCTTCAGTCATAAGACCTCCTTATATGAATTATATATGCTTATTAATTATCTGTTAGGTTAAATGTGGGCAGGCAAGTTTGAAGAAACTAAGTTCTTTTTCTTGCTCAAATCCAATTTTAGTAACGTAGACTATTGTATTGTCTACTAGATCTACAGCTTGTCCTACATAATAGCGACTGTTAAGATTTTGATATATCCAAGAGTCTATTGTTTTATGATAGGTAGGTGTATATTTTTCTAATAGTGTATAATGAAAATGATGTGCTGGAAAAGAGACTTTTCTTAAATCTAATGCATTAAGTGCATTAGGTTTACCGTTTTTTAATGCCATTATTTGTAACCAATAGTCATGTGTCTAGTGTAAGGTGCATCTTTAAAATCAAAATGCAATGATCCACTAAACAACTCTTTGAGAGGCCAGAGAGATTTGAAATGTTCTAAATTTTCTGGACGCTGTACGTGATCATCTATAACTAGGTCATTACCTTGAAACAAGCACAATGTACCGTTGGGTATACGATCGTACCATTCTCTACTGGCAAAATGTTCAGTGGATGTATTGACTACTAGGTTAATGTTATCATCGTATGTAGCTTTATTAGCATCTCTAGGAAACGACCTAAACTGCCAATCTTTTATTTCCCAAGTGTTATTGATAAGATTTGCATCCATACACGCACTCGGATCAACATCATAAGACCTACAGTATTCAATGGCTACCCGTTCTCTAGTCTGCAGAATAAAATGCAGTAGTGCATACCATCCGCCTAGTATAGCAATACGTAGTGGCTCAATTTTTTGTTGAGCCACTACAGTTTCTAATTCACGTGCCGCCCAAATTTTACTTTCAATTTGCCCAGCACTGAATGCATCAGGATCAATTTTTATCACTAGACTCATAGTATGCGTGAGCACCAAATGGAGGAACAATAGTGTTATTGCCGTGGATGATGAATACTGTATCGCAGTAGTTTTCATCACCCCAGCTGCCGTATGGATAACCGTCAGTAAACATGATAAACTTTTTAGGTTGAATATCGTTAGCTTTCATGTAGTCCCAGTTAACATCAAACTCGGTACCGCCACCGCCCTTGACTTCGTATTCCATAATGTCTTCACCGTACCCGTCAAAATCTGCTTCATTATAGACTTTGGTATCAAAGCACCACAATTTAATTTTGTAGTCTTTGTATTCTTCCATAATACCTTTAATTTCACTAATAAAGTCTTTAGCTTGCTCGTCACTAATAGAACCTGACATGTCAATACCAATACAAATGTCAATAGTCTCAGCATAGTTAGTGCCTGGCAAAATTGCACTCATGTGCCATGCTTTGCGGTTAGGACGCATAAAGGTATAGTCGTTTTTAATAGTGCTTTGGATTTGCTGACGTAAAATTTCACGCCAGTTCATCTTAGGCTCTGTAAGCTCTTTAATCATGCGTCCAATCTCTGCAGGCACATTTCCCGCACCCGCTGCCTGAGCCGCTGTCATCATAGCTTCTTTGATCTCATCACGGATTTGCTTGAGCTCTTCTTTACTGTAAGCAGGCTGACCATTTTTGCCTTCCTTCTCCCAGTCAATATGTTCGTCTAACAACTCGCCAAGTGCCGCTAATTCTTCATCATCATACTGCTCATAGATCTCATCATAGATCTGTTCTGAGCTTTTGCCGTAGTGAGCAGTGTCGTGGAAGATTTTAATCTTAGGAGGAGCTTCACCAATACGATCACGTGTCAATGTACCGTTAACTGAGTAGTCAGCGGCAATGTTCCATATCTTACGATCACGACCTTCTACACGGAGCATGTGCTCAAAAACGTTATGCAGAATTTCGTGTGCTACTACAAACTCAACTTGTTTAACAGATAAATCTGCAAAAAAGTCTTTATTGTAATATAAGTGACGTCCGTCTGTAGCGGCAGTAGCACACCAGTCTGACGCATCTTCAATTTTAAGACGAGTAGCCATATTGCCAAAAAACGGATGTCGTAGTAGCAATCCAACACGAGCCACTACAATTTTATCAACAATTGGGTCTAGATAATTTGACATTTTTTGCTCCTAAGTATTTACTGTATGTATATATTATAACAGGACCCGCAGGTCCTGTCAATTGACTTTGGCTACTAATTAACGCTTTTCTGTAGCCGCCGCAATGTACTTACCATATTTGGCATGGAAGTCGTCAAAGCATTTGATCTCATCTGGATCCAATGGCAACTGATATTGAGTAAGAGCAAGTTTAGTACCCATAACAACCAATTCAGTTTCAAAATTATCCATCATAAACTGGAAGAAGTAGTTAACCTTGTCGTTAAACTTCTTGTCGTTTTTGTCGCTAGCATCTTTCAATTCGTAGCACAATGACACAGTCAATGAATACATGGCACTGATTTCTTTAGTGTCCATTTTCTTAACCTTGCCGTTTAAGATGTCTGTAGGATCAGGCAATTTAGATGCAATCTTACGATGAGCCATAAACTTAACAGCTAGACCTTCACCAACAGCACCCGAGATCAAATCTGTCAATGTGTCTGTATCTTCCTCGTCATCAAACAACAACTCAGATACAAATGACCAGCTACGTGGTGTAGCAAAGGCACGTGATGCTGACTTAGGATCAAAGTCATACAAGTCCTTCTTAGAGAAGGTCAAGAAGCCAACTACGTCCTTATGGATCTTGTTGTCAACAGCCCAACCAAAATAATCTTCCCAGTCAACTTTCATTTCCAAGTGAACAAAACGGTTAGCCAACGGAGCAGGCATACGATAAGTAACACCCTTGTCAGTTTCACGGTTACCAGCGGCAACAATGTGTACATTGTCTGGCAATTTGTAAGTACCAACACGACGGTTCAAAACAAGTTGATAAGCCGCTGCCTGTACAGCAGGAGCCGCAGAGTTCATTTCGTCCATGAACAAGATGATCTTGCTATGTTGAGCAGCCATCACGTCATCGGGCAATTCTACAGGCGGTGCCCATTCCATCTTATTAGATGTAGAATTGAAAAACGGAATACCTTTAATATCTGTAGGATCCCAAAGTGACAAACGAATGTCAATAACATGTGCATTCAATTCTTCGCCCATTTGTTTAACAATATCGGATTTACCAATGCCTGGAGGTCCCCAGATGAACAATG